CAACATCACTGAAGGTTGGTGGCGGTCGTGCACGTTCAAGGAACAACTACTCCAATCAATCAAAGCTGGCGATGTCTGGCTCAACAAAGTAAAGTACGACAATGAAGGAAACCGGATACGAGGAAACGTCTGCCTTGAGGTTTACCTGCCCTCACGAGGAACCTGCTTGCTTCAACATATCAATCTCGGTGCCTGTGAGTTCGACGAGATTCCAGGAGCTTTCGTTCAGGGTATGTCGGAGCTGTGCACCCTCTTGGCTAAAACTGGCGTTGGCGATTCTGGAGAATACCTTAGACCTGAGACCGACCGACAAGTTGGACTCGGAATGCTCGGACTGGCAAATCTCTTACGGCGGTACGGAATAACCTATGAGCAATTCGGAATTGCTTTGGACCAATACAATGCAGGAGATATTGTACGCACACCAGCCTATGAATTGGTGTCTCAGTTTGCCATTGGTATTGAGTCTGCCGCAGCAATGGCTAGGTCTCACAATATGGTTCGCGCCTTTGCTATAGCACCAACTGCGTCCTGCAGTTACCGGAGCAAGGATTTAGATGGTTATACTTGCACACCAGAAATTGCGCCGCCTGTCGGGCGTACAGTAGACAGAGATAGTGGCACCTTTGGTGTCCAGACATACGAATATGGCGATGTAGAAATCGCATCAGAAGTTGGTTGGGCAAACTACAAACGTGTTGCCGATGGCATCATGACTATGCTCGACCGCACGGGACTTCTTCACGGGTATAGCTTCAACAGTTGGAGTGATGTCGTTACATATGACGAAGCCTTTATCGAAGAGTGGTTGGATTCTCCACAGACCTCCCTTTACTACAGTCTACAAGTTATGGGAGACACACAAGACAAGTCAGATGTTTATGCTGCACTTCAGTCAGATGTTGATGAGTACCTTGCAGACATTCTCAATGAAGAACCGACCTGCGATTGTCAAGAATGAATCCGTATCAAAAACTACTCAAAAGAAAAAGAACCTGGACGCCGGTCCAGACGACTGCTGGTACAGTCAAAGAAGGGGCCGAAGATGTATTGAAACGTGCTCTTGCTTTAAGACATATGGAACTACCTGTGGGAGATTTTATCAATGACGCTCTCGCTTCCGAAGTACCGGAAATGGCACGTGAGCTACTGGTCTCCAACGTCAAAGACGAAGAGAAACATGACCTCGCTCTTGGTTACATTGCCAATGCTCACGGGGTTGATGAAAAGGCTGAGGCTGAGGCGCTTCGGCTACGCGATGCTTGGACATCGCATCCAGATCACACTATCACGAAAGCAATGGTGGCCGAGCGTGCAATTTTTTTCGTTCTTTTACCACTCATGCGCTTTACTGGTGACGGTGGATTCAGAACAGTAAGTGCTGACATAAGTAGAGATTGATTTGTTGGTCCCTACTATAAAAAACTAGGTTAATTGCTGGAACTCCTCCTATATTGGACAATCAGCAGCCAAGCCAGCCCACAAGCTGGAAGGTTCAACGACTAACTCCCGCGTGGCAACACAGTAATGGAGACACGAGTGCCTAGCACCTTTTGGTGAAGATATAGTCTGACCTGCATCGATGGTAAAGATGCAGAAGTAAAGGATAAAAAGCCTTTACGATAACACTTGGAACAAATTCACGTGGCTGCCAATAGTTTGGTTCATACTGAGCTGGGGTATAACATCAGTCCTTCTCTTGATGTACTCCGTAAGGCAACTATCAATTGGGTGATGCAACCACTGTCTGCATCTAACCCAGACAAATATCTGAACAAAAAATTTTGGCTGGATTCTAGCGACCGCCTGATGTATAAAGGCAAAGCTCCTGAGCTTGCTGCCACCAGGGCTAGCAGGGTTCCAGCGTTCTTTGAACATGCAAATACAGACCTCCCACAGTACGCTTAACATTGGCTTGACTGTGGAACGGTTGTTGGAAGAACTGGAGGATATGTTTCCTCCAACTCAACCTACACCAGAAACACCAATCAATCAAATAATGTATCGCTCCGGTCAACGGAGCATCGTTGACTTTATTAAATCTCGTCTTGAGGAAGACTAATTATGTGTGGAGGAGGAAGAGAGCGTCGTGCACGTAAGCGTGCAGAAAAAGAAGCACGTCGAGCACGGGAAGAAGCAGCACGTCGTGAGCGTGAAGCTATTGCACGTGCAGAACAGCAGACACAGCGGATGCTGGAACAGCAAGCCAAGTCCTACGAGGCTATGCAAGCGATGATTCCTAAGCCGCCGCCGGTCCCTAAGGCAAAGCCTGCATCTACAAAAGTAGAAACATCAACTACGCCACCACCACCAAAACCAAAAGGTCCTTCAGGTTATACACCTGATGACCAAAGGGTCCGGTTCGGTAGCGACATGGATGGTGGTGTCAAACTTAGAAAACCAAAGAAACGTTCACGCCGTGGCCGTAGCAGTCTGCTGATCGCACTTGCTCCTGGTGTACGTGGTGCAGGACGTGGTCCCAATATCTCTTAATTAAATGACTGCAAGAAAAAGGTACGATGCATTATCTAGTGGCCGTTCCGAGTTTCTAAACGTTGCAGTTCGGTGTTCAAAACTTACCCTTCCTTATCTAATTCGTGAGGATCAGGGCCTTACAACGCACGAAAAACTGATTACACCTTGGCAATCAGTTGGAGCCAAAGCGGTTGTGACGCTGAGTTCTAAACTCATGCTTGCACTTTTACCGCCACAAACTACATTTTTTAAGCTCCAAGTTCGTGACGATAAACTAGGCACTGAACTTCCAGCAGACATTAAATCAGAACTTGATCTAAGCTTTGCAAAGATCGAAAGGATGGTGATGGAATCCATCGCCGCCTCTACTGATCGCGTTACAATTCACCAAGCTATCAAGCATTTGGTCGTTGGTGGTAACGCACTTCTGTTTATGGATAAGGATAACATTAAGCATTACCCACTGAACAGATACGTTGTAGACCGAGATGGAAGTGGCAATGTTATTGAGATCGTTACCAAAGAGCTGATCAACAAAAAGCTTTTGCCTGGCGCTGTCCAACAGCAGCTTGGTTCAAAACTAAACGATGTAAACGACAACACGAGCAGCATTAACAGTGAAGACATTGAGATCTTCACCCACTGCCGTCGTGAAAATAACAGGATGGTATGGCACCAAGAGGTGTTCGATATGATTATTCCTGGCAGTCAAGGTAAAGCACCTTTGTCTGCTAATCCATGGCTCGTAATGCGTTTCGCGTCTGTTGACGGTGAGAACTACGGGCGTGGTCGTGTCGAAGAATTCCTTGGTGATCTTCGATCGCTCGAAGCATTGTCTCAGGCACTTGTAGAAGGTAGCGCGGCTGCTGCGAAGGTTGTATTCCTCGTCAGTCCGTCCTCTACAACCAAGCCACAGACTATTGCCGCTGCAGGTAACGGAGCTATCGTACAGGGAAGACCTGATGATGTGTCTGTCATCCAGGTAGGTAAGACTGCTGACTTTGCTACCGCTTCCAACATGGCAAGTGTTCTAGAACGTCGTATTGCTGAGGGCTTTATGCAACTCAACATTCGACAGTCAGAACGCACCACGGCAGAAGAGGTACGCCTGACACAGCTAGAACTGGAGCAAAGCCTTGGCGGTTTGTTCTCCCTGCTGACTGTTGAATTCCTTGTGCCTTACCTAAATCGTAAGCTCATGGTATTGCAACGCACTGGTGAGCTGCCTAAGATCCCAAAAGACCTTGTCAATCCAACCATCGTTGCCGGTATCAATGCGCTAGGTCGCGGCCAAGACCGTGAGTCGTTGACAGCATTTATCACAACGATTGCACAGACCATTGGACCTGAGGCAATGTTGACCTACATCAACCCAGAAGAAGCAATCAAACGTTTGGCTGCTGCACAGGGTATTGATGTTCTCAACCTTGTCAAAGGTATGGAGCAACAAAAGGAAGAACAAGAAGCAGCACAAGAGGCACAGGAGGAACAGATGATGACTCAACAAATGGGTCAGATGCTCAAGTCTCCTATCCTCGATCCAACAAAGAATCCCAACGCACCTGAAGTTATTAACAATGCGATGGGACAAGAAATCGTACCACCTATTGACCAACCACCCCAGCAACAGTAATGGCCGAAATTCTAACCTACGATCCCAGTGACGATCCGCAGGCAGTAGAGACAGCAGAAGCACGTGATGCTGAGAGTCTCGCTGTAGCTGAGCAACTTGAACGTGAGCAAGGTGAATTGCTTGCCGGTAAGTACAAAGAT